GCGTTAGCAGGGTTCAGCGCTGCGTTGGCGTTGATGCCTGCCAGTTCCTTCTGCAAGTTTATAACAACTTGCGCTATTGCCATGCCTTTCTCCAACGCCAGCGCCGCCAACATGACGGCTTTGCTCTTGCCCCCGAGCGATCGCATAATCTCAACCACGCTACTCGACGCGGCGTTGTAGAACTGAACACGCGCATCATTGTACTCCTTCTCACGCTGCAAGTCCTCTTGCCGCAGCTTTTCGCGCTCTGCGTATAGCTCATCTTCAATTTGTATTTGATAGTCCAGCTGCGCCCTCTGCGCATCTAACTCCGCCTGATCCGCTGCATCTTGCTGCTCTTGAATCTTGGCCGTACGTTCAGCGCGCAGTTGCGCCAGCAATAGGTTAGTGGCTTCCTCGTTGCCCTTGACCTTAGCGAGGCGCTCCTCATAGCTGGCGTCAATCTGCTCCAACTCGCGCTCGTTGGCAGATAGGCTGTTTTCTAACAACACCTGCCTGCTATTGGCAATGATGCCGTCAATTTCCTTCTGCTTCGCGGCTGCAGCTTCCCTCTCCTGCTCTTGTTTTCTCTTGCGCTCTTCGGCGGCCTTGTCGCGCTCTTGCTGTTTCTTGTCCGCCTCTTTTGCGGCGGCGTCCTGCTTGTCTAACTCCACCTTCTTCAGATAGCTTTCATACTGCGCCCGCAAGACGTTATGCTGATGCCGCGCCTCTGCCATCTCCTCCTCGTTTTTCGCATTCTGCAGCCGCTTCCTGCTGATGTCGAACTCCATCGCAAAGACCTCCGCCTCGGTAGCGCCGCGCTCCTTGGCGATTTCAGCGGCACGCTCCATCGACTTAATCTGCTCGTCAAGGTTCTCTTTGACTTTAATCCCCAGAAATCCCTTGACCGCCGCCGTCAGTTTGTCGAAGTTGGCAATCAGCAAGCCAATGGCTACCACCGCCGCGCCGATGCCTGTTGCTATGAGCGCCAAGCGAAACGCCTTCATCGCCCCTGTGCTGGTGCCGACTGCCAACGCATAGGCACGCTGCGCCGCCGCGTTCAGGTTGACCATCAACGCGGAGTCCTTGTTCAAAGCATTGGCAACAGCCGTTGCACCATTCACCAACGCCAACGCCGCCTGTACTTTCATCATTGCCCTCTGCACGTCCTCACTCTCTTCGCCGAACAGTGCCGCTGCACCCTGGGCAACAGTAAAGCCGCCTGCAATGCCTTGAATCGCAGAGGTGAACGTGTCCAGCGTCCGCGTGTCCGACGCCAACGCCTTGACCTGTGCGCTCGTGTCGCCGATAGCGTCCTTCAGCGATCCTGCCTCGGCAGCCATCCGCCGGAACTGGTCGGTGTTCTTCTGACCTGCCGCTTCGAGGTCAAGCATCTGCTTCTGAAGGTCGCGGAGGCGTGCCTTCGCTGACTGCGTCGCCTTCTGGGTGTCGTCCTCCGCCCTGACCTTGACGGTGATCTCTTTGTCTACATCTGCCATAGTTTAGCTTGTTGGGTTGTCGGGTAGTAAGGGAATAGCAACGGTTTGGCCTTCATTCAAGTCCAGCATCGTCACAGGTGCGTAGATGCTGGCGTTGATCTCGCCATCGGTCTTGGCGGTTGGGTCATCGCTGAAGGTTGGGTCAAGCGTTGTAGGCACAAAGGCGTCTATTGGCAGCACCCGGCGCATCGTCACCCTGCACAGCGTTGACTGACCCACCGCGTAGTCCTTAATCTCCAACAGCCTCCAGTTGATGCCCTTCCAGTAGATCAACTTTCGGAAGTCGAGCGTTGCAATGTCGGTAGACGTCAGCAACATCGTGCATTCCACGGTCATCGCCTGCTGGCTCGTCAACTCAAAGATGTAGCCGTTCCAAAAGTTGTTGAACAGGTTGTTGTTGTTATAGCTCATCGGGTTGCCGCTCACGTCGTAGGTGCGGTAGAAGATACGCCTCGGAATGCCGAATGACAAGTCAAAGTTTCCGCTGGCACTGGTGTCGTATGGATTCTCCAAGTGCGTCGCCAAGCTGATGGCAGATGCAACATTGATGACAGATGATGGCACGCTGTTGTTGTAAACTTGGCCGTAGTAAAACAGAAATGTTGGATTCAGTCCTGTGTTGTTCGGCTGAACGTAGCCGCTGTGTAGCGCCAACCGATAACCCAGCTGCAAGCTGCGCGGATTGCCATTCCCATCGGTGTCGAAGCCACGCCCCGCAATTAGGTTGGTCGTGTACTGTGCAGGAATCAACGTCTTAGCCTTGAGGTCGACAACTTGATCGCCACTACGATTGTAGTTGCCACTGTCGTAGATGCGCGATCCGTACCCCTCCTTGAACTCGCTCTGGTACAGCTTGCCGAGCGCGTCGCCGCCATCGGCATACTTGAAGACATAGCGTTTCTTGCTGCTCGGATCGCCCATAAGAACGGTCATCTCCGCGTTTTCGTCAGACTTTTGCGACCAGTCCAGCCGCGTAGTGCTGTAAAAGCTTGTGAACGGCTCAATGTAGATGAGCTTAGGATCAAGTGGCGACTGGTAGAAGTACAGGTTGAACATCTTTTGCAGGTCTTGCAAGAAATCAATCTGCCTCACATCCATCGGCAACCCCTTCTGCATGCTGATCGTGTTGAACCGCCCCATCGTTGTGCCTCTGATGGTCAGCCTTCGATTGGTAATGGTCGCTCCGCCTGTCATCGTTGCAAGGCGTGTGCAGACGATGTAGAAGCTCTGCTGTGGTTGCAGATAGATGGTCGTGCGCCAGTTGTGCTGCATTTGGCCAAACAACGAACGCTGCGCGGTATAAACAGGGCCAGTTGGATTTATGTATTTAATTTCATAGCGCAACACGTTTGCAACGCTCGGCGTACCTGAAGCAATCGCGTCAAAATTCAACTCAATGCCATGCGCAACCGTGTCATCATTGCGGAAGTAGGTGTCAGCACTTACAACGATTCCGCTGGACAAAGTAAAGGGCGCGGTGTTGTTAGTTGGGAAGGTGACGTTTGTGCCGCCCGTCGCAACTGTTAGCGTCGTACTCCCGCTCACGTTGCCGCTGATGTCGCTGTTTGCGGTTAGCACCCAGTCATTCGCCCAAGGCACGACCAGCTTTGAAAAGACGTTGCCGCTGGTGCTAAAGAAGTTCGATTCATACCGGTAGCCGTGCTGTGCGAAGATTTTATCGACGAGCATCTTAGCAAAGTAGCACGGCCGCCACTGATAGATCGGCACAAGGTTAGGCGCGATATAGCCGTACAGATTGAGGATAGGCGCAAGCGTGCCGGTAGGCACAGTGCCATTGACGTCGGCGTTGCCCTCCGCGTCGATATACGCGTAGCAGTAGCCACTCGTCGTGCTGTTGGCATCACCCGCGACGATCACGTCAAGGTTGTTGAACTCATGGTCGTAGGTGTCAACTCCTGCCGTTGACGCAAGCAGCGTTTCACCCATGACGCTGAACAGGCTGACGCTCTCGCCGTAGATGCTGATTTCGTAGGTTGCCACGCCCCGCGTGACCCTCATCGCCATCAGCTGCATTGATCCGCTGAAGACTTGCACGCCATCACTCCACACCGCGCAGTCGATGCGCTTGTTTGGCGTGAACCCACCGACGAAACTCTGCACGTTGTAGGCGTGTCTGAAGGCGTTGTCGTTGCGCGTTGTGCTTGGCAGCGTGATCGTCTTGGAGTACGTTCCGCTGCGTCGCGTGATGTCCTGCGCATCCTGTATCGTGTACGTCAACTCGATGTCGAAGTCCTCCATTAGATCGAGGTCGACACCTGATGCCAGCTTGTTATCGGCGTCCGGGTAGCATACAAACTTTATGTTCATAGCGCGGTGTTTTCGTAGCCAACTTGAACGTCAACGCTGATCTGCTGCAACTTGTCGACCACGCGCTTGCGGACGTTGTAGGTGTTGGTCTGCACCACGACCGGCACTAGCTGCGTGCCAAGTTGAATCCAGCACTCCGAAGCGTAGATCATCTCTTGCATCCATGTAAACTCCGCATCGGTGAGCCAATCGCTGTTTAGCGTATAGGTGTCGCGGTAGGTTACCGACCACTGTTTGTCGTAGACGTCATCGCCGTAGACGCTGGCGTTGTAACCGTAGGTCTTGCGGTCAACATCAACGCGCTGCCTGTTCATCCGTGTAAACGTGTAGCCGTCAACACCGCCGTACATGTTGCGGAAGAAAACACGCAGGTCGTTGTATCGCTGGCAGTTGTCAATCGTGATCGTGTAGGTGGTGGTGTAGCTGTTTTCGGGTAACACGTTATCAAACCAAAGGTCAACTGTGTAGTAGTCGCCAGCGATTGGGAAGTCCTCACTCCCCACCTTTGAATCGCTGCAAGCAGTGTCAGGCAAGTTGTATAGGCCAATCGGCCCCATGTTGAAGTAGTTACTGATATTCGATGTTCCCGAAACGGTAAACGCCCGCTTCTCTCCGTCTTTGTCGAAGTACTTAATCCGAGCCACTGGCACGCCTCCCGACTTAATGAGCCACCCTATGAAATCATGCTGCCCGCTTGCCATCGTGTACGATGTCGGCCTGTTGGTCACCGTTATCTGCGAACTTGGCTGCAACCCCGCTTGATACCCACTCGGCGAATAGGCCGCGTAGTCCTGCTGACGAAACGCCGCCTGCCACGCAATCAGCGACGCTGATGCTGTGCCGCCTGTCGCCACCGTCGGAGGTGAGCCAAACTCCTCGCGGAAGGTCAGGTTCGTGTTGACAGCGTAGCCGCCATCCTGCCAGCCGCTCGTCAGCTGTGGTATCTTCGGCGCAATCAGCGTCTCAACGACCTTGCTAACACCGAAGAAGCCGTTGTTCGTCGTTGGCAGCTTGTCGCACTTCAATCGCGCGGAGGAAAGCGATCCCGACACGTCGCAGACGTAGCGGAAGTTGGCAGAAGCGGTGTTGTTGCTCGACACGACAACGACGTCGCTGTTGCCGACAGGAAGCAGCGAAGGGAGCGCGGATATAACTGTTATGCTCATACGTTCATTGATATTGATATTTCCTTGCCGACGACCTTGGCGATGCTGCTTACCAGCTCATCCAACTTAGCGTCGCTTAGCACTGGGTTGAGGAATGGCCGCCCCTTGATGCCGTCACGTTTTATTTTTGAGGCAATAGAATATGCGGCTTGTTCCATTGATGTTTCCGGATCGGTGTCGTCAAATTCTATCGTAACCGCCCGGTCAACAATCCATTTTTCTATTGCTTCAACGTGTTTTTTCGACGGACGAATTCGCCGGAAGGTGAAAGGCGCACCCCTGTCTACGCTCACGCCATTGACACCGTACTCGACGAACTTCCAGTAGCTGGCCATCTCCATCGCTACCTGCGCGACCTTCTGCTCGATAGGCAACTCTGCGAAGCCTACCGATTGACGCAGGTTGAGCGTAGCCTTGGCGTCAACGCCATCGATACCCTCAACAGTCAACTTGATGACATCCTGCATCCACCTGATCAACGCGGCGTTCACGTCAGGAGACCGAGACAGGCTGAACTCCTTAGTCACGTCAGCACCAACGCCCAGTACGTCGCCTTCTATCTCTGTGGTAAATTTCATGCAGGTAAATATCGCAGCGCGGAAATCTATGCACTACGGCATAGCCTTCATCAGCAACAGCGCGTTCATGAACTCCCTTGCCGGCATGTTGAATACCTGCTCCATACGCAGCGGATCTTTTCCAGCCATGCGGTAGACGACGCCCACCCAGCCGTAGTTCGGCTTCTTTACGCCTTGGCCGTTGTCATCTTCTTCTGCTGCTCCGTCAAAGACTTCCGCATAATCGTCAACAAAGGCTCTGAAAGCTGCAAAAAAAAAGCGGCATAACCCCAAACGTCACCCATGTTCATCTGCAACATCGCCTCTGCGCGCTGCTTATGACCCTTGCCGTCATACGCCTTCGGCCACCACTTCCACACCTTGCACTCCCTCGAAAGCGTCGCCAATATCAGGTGCAAATTGTCAATAACACCCTGCTCGCTCGTCATGTCGTAGGAATACAGCTCGACCAACTGCCCTGCGCTTATTTCGTCGATGAACCACTCAAAGCGATACCACTTGCGACCGATATGTGCGAATCGCTTAGCTGCCAGCGTTGGCAGTGCCTTGCTCGCCGCGTTGATCTCACCATAACGCTTGTTGACCTCCGCAATCGTCATCTTCTTGACCTGCTCGATCGGGATGCCGTCAAGAACGGCAACAACGCCGATCTTCTTGTCGCTTGTGGTGTAGATTGCGTTCGCCTCAATCGACACAATGCGCTGGAACTGGTCGACGGTTAATCGGTTAAGCAACTTCATAGCAGGTAATTCACATAGTAGCCATAAGCGTTGTCGCCAATCAGCAGGTTTAGTTCAGGGTAACGCTCTTGCATTATTGCTGGCGTAAGGTCAGGCTGGTGGTGCGTTTCGTAAACATTGCCCTCCCATTCGCCTTGTTCGTACAAAAATGGCACGGCTATCATTACGCGCTTGCCTTCAATGCGGTTCAGCAGTTGCCGCCCTTCTTCCGCAGTTAGATGCTCAAAGACATCGCCCATAATCAGGTAGGTGTATGGCGTTACGTCAAAGGTGCGGATGTCAGCGATAAACAAATTGCGGTATAGGTTACGCAAGCCAAAGCGTTCAACGTAAGGCTCGTAAATCTCGCATCCATCCATTTCAATGTCTGATAGCAGTTGCGCGTATGTGCCGCAACCGCAACCCACATCAAGCACGTTATCAAAGGCTCGCAACTTGGCGCGGATGTGTTTAGCGACCAAATCCTTGTACATCGGGTAACTGTATGGCATTAGTGTCTGACGTTATACATAACTTCATCTGCTACAATAAATCGCGAATAGATGCCTTGTAGCTTTTGCACCATATCAAAATCCTCGCCATCCCTGTTGCTATCAAACAATATCTTTGGCTCTCGCATCTTGTAGGCAAAGGAAATACCAACGTTGCAGAAGTACATTGTTGAATCGTGAGGCAATGGAATTATAGCACCATTCTGGTACTTCATACGAAAAACAACCGCGTCAAAATCTTTGTATTTGGATAGTAGCTTTTCAACATAGCCAAGCATCAAGGTGTCATCATCATCAAGAAATGCGACCCACTCCGTATCCACAGTTTCAATGCCGATATTCCGAACCAAGCCAGCCATTCCTGTTTGCCCAAAACCGCCCAGCTTATTCGCTCTAATTGTGCGGATGCGTGGGTCGTCAAAATCAGAACCATCCACGCCATCGTAAACAATGACGCACTGCCAATTTGGGTTTGACTGCATTATCAATGAATCAATCGAAGCCTGCAAAGTAGGTCGATTTACGGAAGGAATTACAAATGTCACGCCGTGCTTCATAACGCAAATCTACATAATTACATACTTACCACCCGCACTCTGCGATAGCTTGTTCAAGGCGACGTAACGCACCGCGTCAATGGCGTGGTTGTACCGGTCAATCGGCACTCCCAACGACGCGCCCGTGCGATCGGTGTCCCAAGTGTAGTTCCTCAACTCCTTGATCAGGTTGGTCGATTCTCTGGTCACGAGCATCGGCTGGCGTTTCAGGATGTCGATGCTGTTTCTGATGCTGTCTGCGCCCTTCGTTGCAGGGTGTATGTTGAAGCCAAGGCGATGCACCTCTTCAATGCTCTTGGGTTCTGCACTGTCCGCGATGATCGGCCACGACCTGCCGATGCCCAACTTCCGTAAATGTTCAGCGATGTCTTGATTGGTCAAGCCTGTGCTGTACATCAGCTCATGAACCAGCACTGCACTGCCACGCTTGTAAACGGCCACCACCGCCGTAGGGTCATTCGTGTATCCCCAGTCCAAGCCGATGGCGACCAGCTTGTCACCAGCGAAGTCGATGCCGTCGACCTGCTGCCAATCGTCAAAGACCACGCCCTGCAGTGATCCGACCTCACCCAAGCCGTAGACCTTCCACCAGTTCGCCCAGTACGTCG